AGTGCTACCTTAGCTTTAAAATCATTTGAATGATTTCTTCTTGGTCTACGTGCCATAAAATACTCCATATATTGATGTTTATAACATCATTTGGGGAGCAAAATATCACTTATAAGTGTTGTTCAAATTTCCTGATCCACCTCTTAGCACCAAGCTCCCAACCTTTAAAACGCAGTTTTACATCACCTTCATCAATCATACTTCCAGTATAGCCACCGTTTAACGACACGTTTTTCAGTGGCGAGTATGTAGTATGAGATTGCGAAGCTTGGACTGGAGCGCCAAGTGGAGCTGGCTGACCATACTTAACCGGTAATGGACTGTTTGCAAAAGTTGCAGATGAAGCAGCGGCAATTGTTAGTGCTAATAATGTATTTTTCATGTAACCCCCTTAGAATTATGGGAGATAAAATACTCATTTTTTAACAAAAAGTCCACATTGTAAAAAGAAATCAACCTAAGTCGATTCCTTACTCGCCACCGTATGCCTGCATCATGTATTCCTCAAGCGACATTTCCTGTGGTTGATCTTCGTGCGGCATAAATGACTGTGCTTTCACATCCTTAGCGCCTTTTGAGCTCAAGTATGTAGCCATTAGATTCCCAATGGCTTGTTCAATGCGACGACCAATAAAAAGCGAGCCTCGTTTTTTTCGATAGACTCGCCACTTTGCCAATTCAGAAACACTAATGTTTCTCTTGGCTTCTTCTATTGTGCATCCGCCGATTCCGTTGACGACGAGTTCGCACCAGAATTCATCTTCTTCAAATGTTTCATCTGCTGCTTTCCCACAAAGTCGTTCACATCATCGCTAGCACGATGCAATGCATCCATAATTTGCGGTGCTGATTTTCCAACTTCATCAAGACTGGCAAATAGCGGCTGTTGCGTGTCTTTATTGTAGATCGTGGCAAGGATGCGCATCTTTACCAAGTCAGCCATGAGTAGCTTGTCAAGGTTTTTGCCACGAGTGATACCCACGGATTCATCATAGCTAAGGCGCTTAACAAGCACATCAGATGAAAAATCCTCACCATCAATTGTAAACTCGACCTGCTTTTCAACAAGCTGAGCAGCGCTTCCTGTTGAAAAGCTTAAAATGTCTACTTTCTTCATTATGGAGTCACCACTCGTGGAGTTGTTACAACTGCTGAAGTACGAACAAGTGTGAACGTATAGCCAACCAATGCATCTTGTTCAATTGTTGGTGCGGCTGGGTTGATATAGCCTTCAAATGACCACCAGATGCGATCTTCTGGCAAGTCGATACCTGCAACAGCCTCATAAGTAGGTGGTGTCTTAGAGTGGCTTGAGCCTACATACCACTTCACCTTTTCACCTGAATCGGCAAGCTCAATTAGTTTTAAATGGCTTGTGTTTGTATCATCAAGATCAATTTGAATGGAACCTTCACCGGGATCACGCAGACCGCGCTCATAGTCTTTAGTGTCCGAGTCTAGGCAGGTTGAATCAATCTTGGAGAATGAATCCTCCCCGAATGAAAATGCTTTCGGGCAAGTGAAACGAACCACTGCGCCATCAACTACCGCAAATACTTGTGTACCTTGCGCTTTAACATGTGCCATGAGTAGCTACTCCTCAATTTTTTGGCATAAAAAAAGCACCCAGTTGGGTGCTATGTGGAAAAAATTATTTACCGATCTAAAAACCAATTCGCATCAAAACCGGTTCGATACATCTTGCTATCTGGGTCGCGCTCATTTCCTCTTAGGCCAGTCACAGTGCACGAATTATCAAGCTCAAAAGCTCTACGAACCGCTTCACGAATATTTCGCAGGTCATCCGCATTCGTTGTATAGATATCAACTTGGATCGTCACATGATCGATATTTGCCGGACAATCTAAATGATTTTGCGGAATACCAGAGATATCCTGCCAGACCAGGTACGGCGGCTTTGGTTTATCTGGTGCCAGACCAAATTCAAATGCACGTAAAATCCCGCCAGATTCCAGATAAGACTTAACTTCATCACTCGCATTAAGTAATGGGAAAATAGGTGCTGTCATATAGCCTCACGTAATACTTTGGTGATTTCAGCATCAAATACCTGTACAAACTTGGTTGTGACCTTATCAACATTATTAGCTAAAGCAGGTCTTAAAAATGGAGTGGCTGGAATCTTGCTGGTACCAAACTCAATAAATCTAAAGTGCCGAGTATCTCCACCACTTAAACCAGCCGTGCTGACAGAGTATTGATTCTGACCTGCTCCACCTTTCACCCCCACTCGAATCTTAATCTCATTAGGATTACGGCTCTTACCACCTTGGGTCACAATATTCTTATGAATCTTTTCCCGTGTTTCAGGATCATCAATTGCCTTTGCATTGCTACGTGCAGCATCGCGAACAAGATTCATCGCTTGGCGCCCGGCTTTTCGTGCAATTTGCTTGGCTTTTTTAGGACTTGAAAGCTGCTTGAGTTTTTTATTCAGATCATCCAAGCCTTCAATATTTAACTCGACTGATGCCATGATGATTCACCTTCAGCAAGGTTAAGTGTCAACCACTCAAGACCACTTTCATTATCTGGCACCGGATCACCGTCAATCTTCCAGTACTTATCACGGAAATATAGACGCATGGTTGAATCAATCTGACTTGCCTTTGAGCTGTAACGAATGCGACAACGTGCAGTCATGCTTGAGTCAATTGCCTGAGCTTGCAGCTGGTCGCGCGTAGATAAAGCCTCATGCTTTCCCCAGACTGTACAAAACTCTGTCCAGGCTTGAGTAATACGACCTGTGGTTTTGTCTTGGGTTTCGGTAAAGGCTTCAATACGAATGCGGTGTCTTAAAGGACCTGCTCTCATCTATACCCCCAGATCTAAACGGTATGGATCAAGCAGCCACAAAGCGCCTTTCGGCAACTCATTTACCGTGGTACTGGTTTCATCTTCCCGATTTTCATAAAGACTACCTAAGATCAGTAAAACAGCAGCTTCAATAGATGGATTGATAACAATGCCCTGCATGGCCATTTTGGTATTGCGCTGAGCTTCTTTTTTAAGGTTTTCAGCCGCAGATAACAGCATATTTCTTGAGACTGGATCTGCAACAAGATTAGCTGCATCGCAACTCTCTTTATATTTCACAAGCTCATAATTTAGCTGGTCCAAAGTGAGAGAAATCGCCTCTGTCCATGCAGCTGAAGTGGCATAAAAAAAGCGGTTCAAATATTGAGCCGCTTTATCTTCTGCCGAATTCAACTTTGCCAAGACATCACCGCCAGTATCTTCATCTACTCGCAAATGAACCATAGCTTTTTCAATGTTAATAACTGGCATGATGTGACCTTACTTTGTTTTAGTTTCTTTAGCTTTTTCTTCTGCAGCAGCTTTGGCTTTCGCCTCTTCTTCTGCCTTTAACTTTTCCTCTTCAGCTTTCGCCTCAGCCTCGGCTTTTGCCTTAGCTTCTGCGTCCGCTTTGGCCTTAGCTTCTTTATCGGCTGCGGCTTTGGCTTTCTTTTCCGCATCAGCTTTAGCTTTATCAGCTGCTACCTGCTCAGGATTAATTGCCAATTTCTTTTTGATGAGTTCACCGGCCGTAATATCTGGAATCTCAGCTTCATCACCTTTGACGTAAACCTTATTTCCAAGCATTGCAGCATCTAAGAATTTAATTTTCATGTTCTAAACTCCAAGGTGAAAGGGCCGACTGGCCCCTTCGGGATTTTAATTAAGCTGGAAATTCACCTTTTACGAATGCTTCTGGGCGATACACAGCCAATGCCAGACGCTCTTCACAACGAACAGAGATCATGTTCTTTTCAAAGTCATCAGCATTTTCGGTTGAGATCACCACGTTTGCATCTTCACGGTCAAAGATTTGAGCAGCCTCAGCAAAGCTACCAGTCAAAAATTTACTAGCCATTGCTACATGATTGGTTTCAGCAACAGGCAGCCCCCAAAGACTTGGCGTATTAGGTGAGAACGGGTTGGTAAACAAGTATTTACAGAGGAGGCTGGGACATAACCCAATAGATTTAATGGGATTTTGTCCTTGCTTGTCCGACTTGTAATACGAGCAAGCACAACAGAATGGCGAAGGCTGGTTATCTTTACGCGCTCGGGGAACAAAATCATGA